CAGTAGAGGCCGTTGTCGCACCACTTAGGACATAATTAACACTTTGTGGTAATTGACTTGATGGGTCAGCATAATTGATTGTAATGGTTTTACCCTGAATTGTTTTACCAGTAATACCCGTTGTTGTACCTGTAGTTGGTGCTTTTGGGTTTGGGTCTTTAGACAATGAAGGTTGTTGGAAACTTAATAATTGACCTGATGTAAACGTGTTCTGAATACCAGGGTCAACAATAAGAGCCATAATGTTATCATAGTGAAATGTTACGGGATTTAATGTTGGTTCAACTTGAACTTTAATTCTGTTTGAACCTGGATAAACATCAGAATCAAAATATTTTGATTTAAGATTAAATTTATTTATTGTTTCCCATATCGGTAAATTATCAATAAATGTGATACCAGTATATATTGGTAATTTTTTGGTTTCTGCATTTACACCAAAACCAGCAAAGGTTTGTTGGATATCACCACTTGTTGAATTCCAATTTACTCCGTTAAAAAAATCCGCATTTGGTGAAACGGCAGATTGTGTGTTACCACTTTCTAACTCTTTAGCTGCGTCACTATCTTCAGGAACAGTTTCAGAAGAACCACAATCACAAAGTTGACATTCAGGATAACTAATATTTGGTAATGATATTTTTACAAAAGGATTTGTTAACGAATTAAAAATATCACTAAATGATGGTGGTTCTACACATGTAACATTGATACCAATTTTATCAATCGCCCTACATATAATATACACCAAATTTGCAATTGTACCATATACAAAAGTAATTAACACTTGAAATATGGGCCAAATAAATGCCAATACATGGACAATAGGAAGTAATGCCAATATTGTATAATAGTTAATTGGTAATAATATATTAACTAAGAATACTAAGAAATCAAAACTTTGTACCCCGTCTGTTGCCGGGAACTTATTGTTTTCACTAGCACAGGAATTGTCGGTTATTTCTTTAATACCAATAAATTTAGACCTGTTAAATCCTTTCTTATATTCATCATAATGTTGAGCAACAGTATAAACTTTATTATACTGCATTTCATAAAAAGTATCTTTACAAGCAATAGCGTCTGCTTGATTAGTATAACCACTCCAATCTGTTCCAAAATAATAAGAACCAATAAACTTTTGATAGTTTGTATTACCAGTGTTTACAATGTATGCAGGGTCTTCATCTGAATTAACCCAACCATATTCTTTAATGTTTGGTACTAAAAAAGAAGCTCGTCTAATTTCTTGAGACTCAAAATTTGTTGGTTGGGTATATTTGACTTTAAATCTATACTTACCTTTTGTTGGAATACCTATTTTTGGGTCTTGACTAAAAATTTGTTCTCCAAATTCATTGGTGGTTACATAGTCCAAATTCATTGGGATATCTGTAACCCAAGTACCATCACCATCAATAACTTTACCACCTTGCGGTAATGTACCCTGTTCTAAGATTGGTCTTCCTTGACTGTCTTGAAAAATAGTTTGTCGTACACTTATAATTTCACCAGGTCCAACCGATAGATTACAAAGGTTACCCATGTCTCTTGGTGGCTTACAATTTTTTTCAATCGCTTCATCATCAATACCTGTAACCAAAGCACCCATGAATATTGATGTTGGTTGAATGTTAATACCAACACTTCTTAAATCAAAATCATTACGAGCAATGTTTATTTGACATATTTCAGGTTGACCCCAAAATGGATTAACATCAACACTTTGATTGATATTAACAATTTGTGGTAATGAATATAAATCACTTGATGACTTAAAATTGACACCGTCCAATTGGTCGGCGTTGGCTCTACCCATACGAATTAAATCTTGTGGTGATTGTGAGAAAGGACCTATGTCAGATAAATCACAATCCATAACTAAAGTGTGGGTTCCAACAGGAACACCCATAATCATATAGTCACCACTACCATTTGTTTTTACACTAAATTTGTAATACTTGTCATAAACCTCAATGACGGCTGGATTTGTCAACACATCATTTCTTGTCGGAAATGTTCCCGTAGGAATGTGTCCACTATGTTGTTGGCTGTAAGGTAGTAAATTATATCTATACCCATCTTCATTAACATCACTAAATGATGTATATGGATAAAGTGTGGCAATAATTTCATTTTGAGCATCTTCCTCGGTTAAGGGAACAAACACTGACACTCTAACATTTGGAACACCATAACCACCGTTAGCAACAACACGACCAACCACAATACCGTAGTCAGCACACATTCTTGTGTAAACGTCTTCTGACCTTACCTTTAATGAAAGTATTTCAAGCTGTTCAAAATCTTGGTCTAATTGGACGTTAATTTCTCTGTCAACCCCGACCTGTGTTTTTAATCTAATTGTTTCAGGCATCCTGTTCTTTTAATTGATAAATAGTTTATGCACTATTTTCTATAAAAATAAGAAAGGATATGATAAAATAAATCATCAACTAAATGTAGTTGTCTGATAATTCTTAACTCTTACCACAATATCTTTAGATGGGAATCTAATTTGATATATCTGACTTGGCTCTGCAAATATGGTATTATCAGTTAAAGAAATTTTCTTTGTTGCTTCATCTGAATAAGGCATTGATGTTTGAGCTGAACTATATTGTCCCCCAACTTTACCAAAAATTGAAATGTCCGTCAAACTGACAACACCATTTTCAGCTTGGATAATTCTACTTAATTCTGAAAGAAGAATATTTTCACCTAATCCTCTAACCGCAGGACTAAAGAATGTTGTTACCCTATCGATAACATTAGATATGACAACACCCGAGTTTTGTGTTGAATCTAATACAACTGAAACTTCAACACCCAAGTCAATTGTTTCAGCACTACCGATAGTTACGTAGTCATTAATCATTCTGTAATTAGAAAGATATTCTGCCAAATTTTGTTTTAATGTTTGTGAAACATCTGATGTTAAATTACCACTAGCATCATATGATAAGACCTGTACATTAATCTTATTGTTATTTTCAGTAATAGATACTTTAGCAGGTGCACCAAACTCACCAGGCATGTTTCTTATAATCGCTTCATAGTCATGAATGGTAACCGCTCTGTTTTGTGCTGCAAAGTTAAATGTCACATAGTTTCTAACTTCTTCAGTAGATGGATAACCAGCCCCACCAATAGCTGCGGTTACGTTATTACAAGTTAATGAATTAATTACTTGGTTGTTAAGAATATCTGATGGACCAACAACTGAAAAATCAACAGCTCCGATTTGTGTAATTGTGTTTACACCCAAGTTTGTCGCCAAACCACCACCAATTCTATATTGAATAAAGATTGTAGTATTTGCTTGTGGTGTATTACCCAAAGACATCGAATTATTTTGGTATCTTTGAATTTTTAATGGAACATCCAAAGTTGTGAACTGTCTTAATTGGTCTTCAGCGGTATTTGTTCCCCCACCAAAAGTAAGTTTTATAAACCCTTCAGGTGTGTATTCTGTAATAAATCTATCTTGTGTTTGAATGTATGTTCCAACTTTAATTGCCGGGTCATCAGATGGTTTTGATGGGTCCGCGATAAACACTCTATCTTCAGCCAAGGCTGGTACTTCATACCATCTACCATTTGGACTTAAGAATTCCTGAGCTGTTGGTACGTTGGAATAAGCGGTACCTTCTCTCTGAATAATAGATGTTACACCCAATACGTTTTTTTCAGGTAAGAAAAATTCAAAGAAAGGTCTTACATCGTTTGGTGTTATTACTCTTTTGAATACCTTTGTAATTCCGTTTACAATCGTTTCTCTTTTTGTAATCGTATAGTTAACCAAGTTTCCATTTTGGTCAAAGTTTGGAATTTTTAATCTGTTTGGAAATCCGTCTTGGTTAAATGGTGATGCAAAGTTTACATCATATAATGTTTCAAATACTTGGCCAGCACCATTAACTTGACTACCACGTCTTAGAATACCCAAATATCTTTCATCTTCTTTATCACCAAAAGCAGGAACAGTAATTGAAAAATCAATTAAGGCTACGGATGGTCTTTGACCAGGAATTTTTAACCCATAAGTTCTTGCTATGTTATAAATTGATGAACGTTGTTGTGCATATTGAAGAACTGTTTCTTGAATACTTCTATCAATATGGTAATGTAAATTGTCAGCAACCGCTGCGTTCAAATCCAAAAATACTGAGAACACGGAA